ATAGCCTATTAGAAGTTATATGACAACTAGTGACACTATTAGATCGCTTGCGATCATAATTTGTCAAAAGATTGTTTGGGTATCTCTATTTCGGCGACGACTTAACGGCACTTCTATTTTTCGCAAGTACTTATATTTGCGTCTTAAATAGTGATATAATAAGTTTGTTATGACAATTCAAGACTGGGCCTCACTAATCGTAGCAATACTTACTATTGTTTCTTCTATTGCTTTCGGAATTAAATGGCTTGTAAAACATTATCTATCCGAACTTCGCCCAAATTCTGGCTCAAGTTTAAAAGACCAAATTACAAGACTTGAACTGCGTGTTAATGAAGCAGATATTAGTCGTCGTGATATGGATAAAAAACTTGACAAAATGTATTCAATTCTTATAGAATATATTGCTAAGAATTAATAATCTAATTTTCCTATTTTCCTTATTACTATATATAAAAGATATTTTAAAAACTTATATATAGTATATTCTTTTCTTTATATATATTTAAGTATACACATACTTTCTCTGTTTTACAACTTTTATACCGTTGGCAATTGTAACGATTTGGTAAATTCTTTATCCACAAGTTATCCACAACCCAATTTGGTATATTATGTTATAATTTAGTTGGCTATCTCCCAAGATACTACCCACCCCTCTGCGTCTTGGGAGATTAGTCATTTTTATGGTATAATCGTTTATTATGACATGTTCAGAATGTTCTTCAATTAATAAAATTGGCTTAGATCCAGCCAATGTTCAATGGACTTTAGTTCGTGGTGATAGTTCTCAACTCAGAATAGATTTTTTAAATTATGATGAAACTACACCATGGAATATTTCTACTTGGACCTTTGTATCTACCGCCTATGACCCAATAAATGAATCTTATGAAGAATTGACAGTTACAAAATATAGTGGATATGTTATTATTTCTGCTTCTGCTGATATTACCTCTACTTGGGGATTAAACTATGCTTCAGTTATGGCAGAAATACCATTTGATTTAAAAGTTACGATTCCATCAACTAGCACAACTTGGACTCCTGTAGTTGGAACAATTTGTGTTATTGGTGATGTTACAACTGGAGGAAGTCTATGAACATAGTAGTAAAAGTTTCTATTGTTAATCAATTACCTCCAGTTATTAAAGTTGAAAATAAAACATATAAGGTTGGTGCATAAATGGCTGCTAAAAGTTATTCAGTTGGAGTAGAGCCTCCTACATTATCTTGGACCTTGGTTAGAGGAGATACTTCTTCTTTTGAAGTTTATGTAACAGATGGAGATAAACTTCCATTGACTATATCTGCTTGGACTAGACTTATGCAAATTAAAAGATTAAATCCTTCTACTCAGGCTTATGACTTAATAACATCTATTACGCCTACAGCCAAAACGGGAGTTGCAGGAACAATAATTGTTAGCCTTACAAGCAATCAATCTAAACTACTTCAAACTGGAGATGTCTTTGATATAGAGTTTTCTGATGCTACTAAAGTTTGGACAATAGCAAAAGGTTCTATCATTGTTATTAAAGATGTAACAAATTCATAATGATTAAACTTTCATTTACAAACCCCTTTAAAACAATTTTTTCTGATAATACAAAAACAAATGTTAAATTTGCTTTTCAAAATTCTAATATAAAGTTATATCCAGTTAAATCATTTATATCTAGTCCAAAGTCAGATATAGACTTTTATGTAAAATTTACTAGCACAGAAACTTCATCAATATACCCCATTGGCATTGCTATAATAGGTTCTAATTTTCGTATATTATGATATAATCTTGATATGGCTATAGTATCACTATCCGAATTAAAGGCTAAATTTGAAACAGGAGATATTCCTACTGGTCAAGATTTTTCTGATTTAATTGATACTACTGCCTTTAATGCAATTTCTCTTGGAAGTAATACTAACCCAGTTAATTATGTAAATGGTATTGAAAATGCTACAGTTTTTGACACTATTGATACCGCCGAATGGCGTACTATTAAATATATGATTCAATTGTCTCACAACGCCTCTTCTAGATTTTCTGGATCTGAAATCAACCTTGTATTTGACGGAACAAATGTAAATATAAGCGAATTTGGAACGGTATCTAACATTGATGGTAGGCTGGGAACAATATCTACTAGTATAAATAATGGTATAATCAGTATGGTAATCACACCGCTGGTTAGCCCTATTAATCTTAAGTTTTACCGAACTGGATTAAAGGTTTAGGAGGAGAAAAATGGCAACTGTTAATAAAGATTTTAGACTCAAGAATGGACTTGTAGTTGAAGGATCAACTGCTACCGTTAATGGAAAAAATGTTATTACAGCAGGTGTCGTTGATGCTAAAGGTGATTTAATTGTTGGTAGCGCAGACGATGCAGTTGCTCGTTTAGGCGTTGGCTCAAATGGTCAGGTACTTACAGCAAACTCATCTGCTACATACGGCGTTGAGTGGTCAGCACCAGCAATAGTTGGTTTGTTTGGATCAAGCATTGAGTTTGAAGGTTCTACGGCAAATAATTTTGAAACAACTCTTGCAGTAGTAGACCCAACCGCAGATCGTACAATCACACTTCCAGACATATCTGGTACTGTAATTACAACTGGTGATTCAGGAACAGTTACATCTACTATGATTGCAGATGGAACTATTGTTGATGGAGATATTAATGCATCAGCAGCAATTGCTCAGTCTAAGATTTCAGGCCTTACAACAGATCTTGGTCTTAAGGCTCCTCTTGCTTCCCCAACATTTACAGGAACAGTAACAGTTCCAACACCAGTAAATTCAACAGATGCATCAACAAAGGCTTACGTAGATTCAGTATCACAAGGTCTTCATATTCATGAATCTGTAGTTGCAGCAACTACTGCAAATGTAAACCTTGCAAATGCTCTTGAAAACGGAGATACTCTTGATGGAATTGTACTTGCAACTGGAAACCGTATTCTTGTTAAAAATCAGACAACAACATCTGAAAATGGTATTTATGTAGTACAAGCATCTGGTCAACCATCTCGTGCACTAGACTTTGACACTGCAGCAGAAGTTGATTCTGGTGACTTTTTGTTTGTTTATAGTGGTACAACAAATGGTGGAACTGGATGGGTACAAACAAACCGTCCAGCAACAATTGGAACAGACCCAATCTTGTTTACACAGTTCTCAGGTGCTGGTACATATCTTGCAGGTACTGGATTAACACTAACTGGTAATACTTTTAGTATTAACACAGCAACTACAGTAGACCTTTCTACTTCTCAGACACTTACAAATAAAACTCTTACAAGCCCAGTAGTTACTGGCCTTACTCTTAATGACTCAAGCATTGTTTTTGAAGGTTCATCAGCAGATGCATTTGAGACTACCCTTACAGTAACAAATCCTACAGCAGACCGTACTATTACTTTGCCAGATACTACAGGAACTGTTGCTCTTACAAATAATAAGTTAGATGCTTTTGCTTCAACTACTTCTGCAGAATTGGCAGCAGTAATCTCAGATGAGACTGGTACTGGCGGACTTGTATTTGCAACATCTCCAAGTTTGACAACACCAACTTTAGGAGTTGCATCTGCAACATCTATAAATAAAGTTACAATTACTGCTCCTGCTACAGGATCAACATTAACAATTGCTGATGGAAAAACTCTTACAGCAAGTAATACATTAACTTTTACAGGAACTGATGCATCCTCTGTAGCATTTGGTGCTGGCGGAACAGTAGCATATATAGCAAATAAGTTGTCAGCATTTGGAGCAACAACTTCTGCTGAACTAGCAGGTGTTATTTCAGATGAGACAGGATCTGGCGCTTTAGTCTTTGCTAATACACCTACTCTTGTAACTCCAGTACTTGGTGCAGCAACTGCTACATCATTAGGGCTTGCTGACTCTCTTACAGGATCTTCAACTGCAAGTGTTGGATTGACAGAAACTGTAGTTGATACATGGTCTGCAACAACTTATAGCAGTGCAAAATATTTAATTCAATTGAAGAAAAATAATGATATTGAAACTGTAGAAGTATTAGTCATGGTTGATGGAAATAACAATGTATATCTTACAGTCTATGCAAATATGATTAGTAATGTATCTTTAGGAACCATCAATGCAGATTATCTATCTGGAAATGTTAGACTTCTTGTTACCGCAACAAATGCAGCAACAAGCGTAAAGGTACACAAGACATATATTAAAGCATAATGATTTTTAACTGAAGGGATAGGGAACTTCAATGTCAACAACAAATAAAGATTTTGTAGTCAAAAATGGAATAGTAGTACAAGGATTAACTACTAGTGGATATGTCACAAATACAAGTGGAGTTTTTGGCAGTGTTGCAACTATTCCAAATTCAGGTTTAACAAATTCAAGCATAACTATTAATGGAACATCAGTATCTCTTGGTGGTTCCACAACAATATCAGGAAGTTCTCCAGCCGATGAAGATCAAGTAATTTTAGCAGCACAGGTATTTGGATAGGAAATGGTATAATAAAAATATGGCAACTTATAGTAAGGTACCGTTCTCAGGTGCAACAGATGGCTCACCAATCAAAGTAGTGGCGACTGCATCTACTGGTACAACTATTCATACAACAGGAATCTCTGCATCTGTTAAAGATGAGATTTGGTTATATGCTTATAATTCAGACACTGCAGCACGTTTATTAACTATTCAGTATGGTGGAACTACATCAGTAGATGATGATATTAAAATTACTATCCCGCCACAATCTGGTTTAACTCTTGTAGTTCCTGGACTGATTTTAACAGGTACAGGATCAGTAGGTAATAGCATTTATGCTTATGCAGCAACAGCAAACGTTATTACAGTTTCAGGGTATGTAAATAGGATAGCGTAATGGCTAATCCAATACGTAGAGGTGTTTCTAGTTCGCAAGTAAGAACTTGGTCACAAGAAGATAATAATACTCCTACTGGTTTAACTTCATCTATATTCCCCCATGGATTAACCCTTCGTCAAACAATAAATGCAGGAACAACTTCAGTCACAATACCTTCTGGTATTACTTGGGTTTATGCAATATGTGTAGGCGGTGGCGGAGGCGGTAATGCTGCTGCTGGCGGTGGCGCTGGTGGTATTGCTTGGGGCTGGACTTTAGCAAATTCACAATGTATTGTAGGTGCAGGTGGTGCTGGTAACACCCAAGGTTCAGGTGGTCACACTCGTTATGGACATATTATTGCATGTGGAGGTGGCAACGGAGGTAATTTTAGCACTCCACTTCTTGGCGCAGGTGGTGGTGGAGGACAAAATACAAATAATGGTGGTTCAAATGGTCAAACAAATTATTGGGGTACTCCTGGAGGTAGTCAAGGTAGACCTGGCTTAATTGGCGCAGGTGGTGGTGGTGCTACTGGAGGCACAACCACAGTTGCAGGGGCAAATGGTGGAGATGGCATTTCTGGCGGTGGTGGTTCAGGTGGATTTTTAACAGGTGGTAATGGCGGAAGTGGAATAATTGGCGGAGGCGGTGGTCTTGGAACAACTAGCGGAACTCGCATAGGAGGCATAGGTGGTAATGGTATTGGTATAAATGGGACCGTTTACACAGGCGGTAATGGTGCAACTAATGCAATTGGAGATGCTGGTGGAGGAGGGGGCGCTGGTATTGCTGGAAACGGCAACAATGCAGTTACAAGTTCAGGCGGTGCAGGTGGTTTAGGTGGAGGCGGTGGTGGAAGTGGTGCATCAGGTGGCGCAGGAATACTTTACATTTTTTATTAGGAGACAATCATGACAAGTATATTTAAAAAAAATAAATCGGGTACACAAGTATCTACTTGGCATTCTTCTTCTAATACAATAACACCTAATCAATTAACTTCATCAATACTTCCGCATGGTTTAAGATTACGTCAAACAATTACATCATCAGGTTCTGTAACAATTCCTTCTGGTATTACTTGGGTTTATGTTATTTTAGCAGGCGGTGGCGGTGGGGGTGATAATTCTGGTAATTACATAGGCGGTGGCGGTGGTGGAGTTGCTTGGGGCTGGACTTTAGCAAATTCACAATGCATTGTAGGTGCAGGTGGTGCAAGAAATAATCCAGGTGGTTATACTCGCTACGGACATATTATTGCAGGTGGTGGATCTGGTGCTACCCTAAGTGGAAGTTTAGGAGGGGGAGGTTCTCGTAATGGTACTGGTGCTACAAACTACTATGGGCTTCCAGGTGGTAGCGTAAACGGTGGCGTTGGGGCAGGTGGGGGTTCTTGGACTACCAATGATTTAATATTAAATGTTCCTGCCTCTGCAGGTGGAAATGGTATTTCAGGTGGTGGTGGAAGAGGAAATCAAGTAACTGGAACTGGAAGTTCAACAGGTGGCGTTGGTGGATCAGGTTTAACAGGAGGAGGTGGAGGATGTGTTGCTCCAAACAATACTGGTTCCCGCACAGGCGGTAGCGGAGGTAATGGATTTAATATCGCAACTGGTACAATAACGCTAGGCGGTGCAGGTGAAATAAACACAGTTAATCAAGCAGCCCAAGGTGGCGGTGGCGGTGGTTTAGCAGGTAATGGTAACGCTGGTGGTAGTTTTGGCACACTTGGCGTTGGTGGTTTAGGCGGAGGCGGAGGCGGTGCTGGTGGAGCGTCTGGTTCGGGTGGCTCAGGCGGTGCAGGAATCCTTTACATCTTTTACTGATATAATTACAATAGGGAGTTAATATGAGCGTATCAATTTATGACAATGCAAAATTTTCAGACACACCATTTGGTTTAAAGTTACAACAAACTATTACTGGTAGTGGAGTAATGGGTGTTGCTACTGGATCTTCAGTTATACCTGCTGGAATTCAAAGAGTTTATGCTGTTTGTATTGGCGGAGGGGGTGGAGGTGCTCAACACAATAGCACTTATAACGGTGGTGGCGGTGCAGGAGGATTTTCTGCTGGTTGGACTTACATTTCTAATACTTGTACTGTAGGAGCAGGTGGCGCTGGAGGTAACAACGGATCTGGCTCAGCAGGTGGAGCAACAGTTTATGGAATGGTCTTTGCTGCAGGAGGCGGAGGTGGTTCTGCTGGTGCAGGCGGAGCAGGTGGTGGGGCTACTACAGCAGGTGGTGTTTCTTATACAGGTGCTCCAAGTACAAACCCAGGATATGCAGTATCTGCTGTTGGAGTAAATTCTGGTGGTGGTGCTGGTGTTTCCGCTGGTGGTGCTGGAGGCGGTAATAATGGTGGTAGCGGTTCTGCTTATCAAGGTGGTTCAGGTTTAATTGGAGGTGGAGGAGCAGCAGTTAACAATACTCCTGGAGGAAGTAATGGTAATGCCACTTCATTTACAGGTGAAAGAGGTGGAATTGGTGATTATTTTGCAGCAGGTACTGGTGGAAGCAATACAGCACTAACAGGAACTATTACAAATGCAGTAGGTCAAGGAACAGCAAGTGCTATATCAATTACAGCAGTTACACCATCTTCTCCTTCTACAGGATTTGTAACTTATTCAACAACATCAACAGCAGTTTTGGCTGGTGCATCAGTAACTATTTCAGGAGCAACACCTACTGGTTATAATGGTACATTTACAGTCGTATCTGCAGTATCAGGAACATCTTTTACAGTTGCTAATGCAACTACTGGAGCAGCAACAGGAACAATTGTATTTTCATATACTGGACCAATTACATATACCGCTGCAAATACACTTACTGCTGGAATGTTTATAACCACAACTGGAATTTTAGGCTTTACAACAGCAAACCTTTCAAACGTAGCAATTACAACTGCTTCATCAACTCAGTTTACTGTAGCAAATGCTTCAACTGGAACTTATACATCAGGTGGAACTTATAGACAAACTACAGGCGGTGGCGGTGGTGGCGGTGCAGGATTTGCTGCTGTTGGAGGTAATGGTTCTGGTGCCAATGGAGGCAATGGTGGTTTAGGTGGAGGTGGCGGAGGAAGTGCAATAGGTACTTTTTCTACTGCTGGCACTGGTGGAAATGGCATAATTTATTTATATTACTAAGGAGAAAAATGGCAACATTTGCAGCAATGAGCGGTAATACAGTTTCAACAATAATTGTCGCAGAAAATAAAGAGGAAACTGAAGCAGCATTAGGAGTTATTCTTATTGAATACACACCTGAAAATCCTGCTGGTATTGGTTGGAATTATGATGAGTCAACAGGTAGATTTATAGCGCCAGAAATAATTGATCCAATAGTAAGTGCAAATGATAAATTACTTGCAGCAGGACTATCTCAAGAAGAGATTAATGCCCTTATGCAAGAAATGGCAACTACTAATGGTATAATAATTCAGGAGGATTAACTATGGCATTTCCAGGTACATATAATTTTAACTATTATCGTGGTGACACATTTAACTTTACCATTTCTCCAAAAGACTCTACAGGTACTGCTTTTCTTTTGAGTGGATATACCGCCACATTTACAATTGCTACAGCCAGGGGTACAGGAGCAACACAGTACTCTGGCACAACAACAGTTAATACTTCAACAAATATTATTACTTGTACACTACCTGCCAACATTGGAAGAAACCTTGTTGGTGGATCTACATATGTTTATGATGTTCAAATTGCATCTGGATCTGTTATCTATACACTTTTAACTGGAACTATTTCTTCTACGGATGATATTACTGGAGCAGTATAGTGGCAGATTCAATTGACAATATTGATCTTACAGTTTATGGTGGACCCACAGAAATAGATTTGTCTGTAGATTTTGGAACACAAGGAACTCGTGGATCACGCACATGGGCGGGTAACGGAGATCCAGCAATTACACTAGCAGGACAAGATATAGCATTGTATGACTGGTATGTAAATACTAATACATCTCAAACATACTATAGTTGGTTATATCAATATGTGCTTGAAGTAGGAAACCCTGTTTGGACTCCAGTATTAAAATTAAATCCTGCACAATATTCAACAATTGCTACAACAACATTCACAACTGGATCAACTACAATTACAGTTCCAGTAAAAAATCTAACAACTGTTAACGGTGTTGTATTAAGTAATTTTGTTATTCGTTATAATATTAAAAATGCAAATCCAGTAGCAGATGCCTTTACAGTATCTCTTACTGGAACTTATCCAAATCAAAATCTTTCAATTGTTATAAATGGAGTATCTTACAACGGAAGCGCATGGTCACAACTGACTGGTAGCCAAGATGTACATCTATTTATTTCTTATCTAGGATAAAGGGAGGTGTAAAAAATGGCTGAAGTTATTGGTAGTGCTATTACTGGATTAACTAATTTTAATCTTAATACTAAGATGCCTTCTCTTGTTGATAATGCAGACATTCAAGAAGCACTTCGTCTTTATCATTATGGAGCACCAACTGGAACAGGTGTTGGACAATATGATCCATCAAATACTAGTGGCGCTGCACTTGTAAACCCATCTATTGCTCATAGTCTTTATAGCCTTCAAACTCAGATATCTTCAGTATCTGGCTCACTTGGAGTTCAAGCATCTGTATGGTCTGCTAAAGGTGTTTTAGTATCTGCTACTGCAGCATCTGCAGTTTCTGCTTTAACTGTTGGAACAAATGGACAAGTTTTAACTGCTAACTCAGCAACAGGAACAGGACTTCAATGGGTTACACCTGAAGTAACACTTGTAAATACGGTAACACTACAAAATAAAACTTTAACTGCACCTAAAATGTCTAGCACGTTTATTGCTGATACTAATGGTGCATCTTTAATTACTTTTCCTGCTCCTGTTGTTTCTGCTGTAAATCAAATTACTATTACAAATGCAATTGCAACAGGAAAACCAACCATTTCTGCAACAGGAACAGATACAAACATTACATTAAATTTAGTTTCAAAAGGAACTGGTACAGTACAAGTTAATGGTGTTGATATTGATACTATTTCAGGTGCTGCAACACTTTCAAATAAAACATTGAGTGCACCAACAATTACACAAGGATATATTACAGATACATTAACTTTTGAAGGTTCAACAGCAGATGCATTTGAAACAACATTAGGAGTTATTGATCCAACAGTAGATAGAACTATTAATCTTCCAAATATCAGCGGTACTGTTATTACTTCTGGAAACCTTACAGACATTACTTCTGTAGGTACTTTATCCTCTCTTGCCGTAACTGGCAATGCAGTTAGTCATATTGCTTTTAATACAACACCAACTGGTGCTTATACAGTTGTTCTTGCTGATGATGGTAAAGTTGTTGAAATTCCTGCAGCAGGAACAGTTACAGTTCCATCAGATGCTACAACTAATTTCCCTGTAGGAACTCAAATAACAATTTTACAAACAACTTCAGGTCAAGTAACACTAGCAGGAGCAACTACTCCAAATGCTGTTACAGTTAATGCAACACCTGGATTAAAATTACGTGCACAATGGTCTTCTTGCACTCTTATTAAACGTGCTACAAATCTTTGGGTAGCAATGGGAGATTTGACGGCATGACTCCAATTATTCCAGGTATTGTTGCTTCTTCTGATGGTCGTCAACCAGGTGTACCAGTTATTGGAACTGCTTCTGCAGGTGATGCAAGTGCAACTGTTACTTTTACATTACCAACATATTTAGGAAAACCAGGGGATAATAATTTATATACAGCAACATCAAGCCCAGGATCAATCACTGGAACATCTGCAACAACATCAATTAACATTACAGGATTATCAAATGGAACTGCCTATACTTTTACTGTTAATGCAAAAACAAGAACATCAACAAACGTAGATATATCATCATCCGCAACTAGTTCTTCTGCATCTAATTCAGTGACACCATTTGTTCCTTATTATAACCCATATTACAACCCACCTATTTATTTCAATCCACCTATTTATTCTAATCCACCAGCATCTTGTGGTGGATACAATGTGTACTTTGTTCCTAATGATCCTCGTTGTAGTGGTGGTACTGGAGTTATGATATGCTATGGAGGTCCAGCATATGAATTTGTTGGATGTACTGGTACATAAGATATGATATACTTTTTAAAAAGGAGCAATTATGTCAGATAATATTTGGAAAAATATAAAAAATAATTTATTTGAAAAAGATGGTACAAGACCCTGGGATATTTTAGATTCTACAAAAAATAAAGTAGACAAAGAAACACATAAAGAACGATATTTATCTTGCTTGTCTTGTTTAGAATTTATTCATGAAACCAAAATCTGCAAACAATGTGGTTGTTTTATGAAAATTAAAACAAAATTACAAAAATCGTCTTGTCCATTAGGAAAGTGGTAAAATGACAAAAAAATTATATTTTTTACATATTCCAAAAACTGGAGGTATGAATATATTAGCAAAAATTAAAGGCAATTCTAATTTAAATCCTTTTATCGGATCTACAGATTCTACTATTGAAGAATTTAATTCATCAAACTTTATAATTGGTCATTTTGGTAAAACACCAATAACAAAAAATGAAAATATTTCAGTAGCCTGTATGGTAAGAAATCCTATTGATAGATCTGTTAGCAATTTTATTCACTCCTATAATAATGCAATACAAAATATTCAAGATAATGAAATATACAAAACAATAGAAAAAATTGAAGATAAATTAAAATATTATTTATTTGAAGATCCATACTATTCGGCAGTTAATAATCTTCAATGTAGATCAATTTTTAACAATATGAAAGATGAAGCATTTCAAAATTTATTTAAAAAAGAAAATGTAAATATTATTGAAAAAAATAATAACATCTGGTATTTAAATGATGAAGAATATACATTAGAAGATATAATAAATTTAATTGATTCTTTTGAAATAGTTGAAACAATAGAAAGACACGATATATTTTATAATAAAATAAAACAATGGTTTATGAATAATCTAGATGTTAGTTTTAGTGATAGAGAATTTGAAAATATTCCATCTAAAATAATAGATAAAGATTTAAATGAATATACAACGGAGTCATTAATTAATTCACTTACAGAAATAGAAAAACAACAAATTTTAGACAATAATTCATTTGATCTTTTTCTTTACAATTATATAAAATCTAAAAATGAATAGTTTATATTTTTTACATATTCCAAAAACTGGTGGTACCTCAATTATGACAAATGTTGTTTCAAATATTGGAATAAACAATCTTAATATGTTATTAAATTCAAAAACACCATATGATAAAAATTTATCAAAATATAACTATATTCAAGCACATATAGGAACCTATCCAATTGATAAAATAAATAATCTTTCAATAGCCTGTATGGTGAGAAATCCTATAGATAGATCAATTAGTAATTTTCTTTGGATATATGAAAAATTATTAAAATATAATAAAAAATATTTAAATTATTCAGAAATGGTAGATAAATTAAAATATTATTTATTTGAAGATGATTTTTATTTTGAACATAATAATATACAGACAAGATTTATTTGTAATCAGTCAAACAATATTGTATTTGAAAAAAATATTAATTATGAAGAATGGTCAAAAAATTGGTGTCTACAAAATACAAATACTAGTTTTGAATTTGCTAAAAAACAAATAAATTCTTTTGACATAGTAGGAACTCTTGATAACTTTAATTATTTTAATAATCAAATAGAACAATGGTTTATTAATAATTATAATATTAATTTTGTTAAAAAAACAAATGCAAAAATATTAGAGTCAAATTTAAATAATATTTATACAACTAAATATTTAAAATCATTATTGACAAAAAAGGATATGAATGCTATAATAAATAATAATGATTTAGATTTTAAAATATATAACTATGTAAAGGAAAAAAATGAAAACTTATAATGCAGTATTTTTAATTGATAAAGAGGTTGTTTTTAAAATTCCTTTTATTGATAAAAAAAGCATATCTTATGAAGTTTACAAACAAAACTCTGATATTGTAGATGTTAATCATTTTGTTTTTGAAGCAAAAACTGGGGATTATTGGGACAAAAAAAGTGGATTGTTGATTCCAAACTATATAAAAAGAAATAAAAACATAGAATTAAAAACAGAAGATGAAAAATATAATTGGTATCATTTTGCTTATATTGATAAAGAAGGAAACGTTTTATTAAGACAAACTTGGCTTAATGATGGATCAGATAGTCAAAATTATGTTATATCTGTTTTTAAAAATAATCCAGATATAAGTCTTGAAGAAGTTGAAAATAATTTTTATGATGATGAAGAATTAGAAAAAAGTGTTACAAGGAGCAAAATAAAATTAAAATAATTGAAAATTTTTTATCAAAAACAAACATCAATCTGTTTAATAATTATTTAATAAATACAGATAGTTGGCAAAAAATTCCAAATAATCTACTATGGAATGAAAGATGCATAAATCCAAATAATATTAACAACAATAATGTTTTAAATGAAATCAACAATATTAGTAAAGATATAAAACAAAATATAAAAAATAATTTTAATTTAAATAAAGAAATATATCCTGAATTATTTCAATTTTGTAGAACACAATCTGGACAAACTGGAAACCCACACTCAGATTCTACAGGAAATAATGGTGAAGATAATGGAACATCTTATAGAAATTTTTCTTCTGTACTTTATTTAAATAATAATTTTAAGGGTGGAAATTTATTTTTTCCAAATCAAAATTTGACAATAGTTCCAAAACCTGGTATGCTTATAATGTTTCCATCTTCTTTTGAATATATGCATGGAGTTACAGAAATTTTTAGTGGAGTTCGTTACGCTATAACTTCTTTTTGGACATATCAGAAAGAATATGGTTATGCACAACATTTATTAGATTGGACAAATTAAATGGCAATAGAAGATATTAAAGTTGTTCACAATTTTATTTCAGAAGATGAAAATAATAAATTAGTTGAATATCAAAAATATTTAACAAATAATAGTTTGTGGGATATTGGTGGAAAAGATGGAGATCCATATGGCCAATGGTCTAATAGATTTTTAGGTGCTTTTAGTTTAAACTTAGTTCATAAAGGATTTGGAACAGACTACGACCTTGAAATTTTAAATATGTTAATTGATATTAGAAAAAGAATAAAAAATAAAATTATTCAAGAATATAATTTACAAAAACCAATATATGCTGATAGTTTAAATTTAATTAAGTGGCCTCATGGATATGTACAGCCAGTACATTCAGATTTTGAAAATTTAGGTGGTCAGCCACATGTTTATAATTGGAGGCAAGTTGGCTGTGTTTTATATTTAAATGATGAATTTGATGGTGGAGATATTCATTTCCCACAACATGGAGTTTCAATTCCCATTAAACCAAAAATGCTTGCATTTTTCCCAGGGGATGTTCATCACCTACATGGAGTTAATAGAGTATTAAATGGAACTAGATATACAATATCTAGTTTTTGGACAGAGTTTGAAGCACATAAAGATAATTTAGAACAATAATTATAAAAATGGAGAAAACATTATGCATGATGATTCAATAAAGTATTGGGAATTAAAAGATTCAATCCCATTTGGACAGTCTTTTTGGCTAAGATTATCTTGTCTTAAATTAATAAATAATAAATTTGAAATTGCAGTTTTTAGATCTAACCCTGATATGCAGATGGTAGATATAGATATTTATTTTTATAATATTTATTTTGATGAAATAACTGCAACAAGTTTTTATAATAATGTTAAAAATAAAATGATTAATTTAGGTCAATCTTTAAATTTTGAAACTTTTGAAAATGTTATTTTAGAAGTTGAAAAAAAAATTCCAGAATTAAATAGATATAAAAATTCTGTAAGTTATACATACCCACAGGACCTTTTTGGTGAAGAATATCAATAAATTTAATTTAATTAAGTTTTATGCTTTTCAAAGAAAATCTGATAAAGATTTAATTAATCCAATAGCATCAATTTTATCTTTGCCAGATTGGTATTTAAAGGCTAAAAAATTTTCATCACATGGTGTTAGGGCACATAATGAAGATGGTAAAAGCCCAACATTTAAAGGTTGTATATCCTTTTTAGATTCAATGTCTTTAGGATATTTTATATTAAGTCCAGTTGATATAATAGTGCAAAAAAATGGAGATGAGGTTGAAATTGAAATAGATCATGACTTTAACTCTATTTTTCAATTTCGTCCAGAGATGAAAGGCTTTAATGTTCCAGATGGATTTTATAAAGATCATATTGCTCTCGTTCCTCAATGGGGGGTAAGCCTTCCAGAAGGGTATAGCGCACTGTATGTAACCCCTTTAAATAGATTTGAACTACCCTTTGTTATCACTAGTGGAGTTATTGAAAATGATAAAATATTTACACCTGGAGCAATTCCTATTTTTATAAATAAAAATTTTTCAGGTATTATTAAAAAGGGTACTCCATTAATTCAAGTAATTCCATTTAAAAGAGAAAACTGGGAAAGTGAAATAGTTGTATTGCCTCATGAAGAATCACAACAAAAATTAATAGAAGATGGAAAAAGATTTAGATCAAAAACAGGATACTACATGTTAAATTATTGGGTAAGAAAAATATTTAAATAATATGACAAAACCAATATTAATAAATTCTTATCCTAGGTCTGGATCTGTCTTTCTTGCAGAATTAATAAACTCTATGAGGACAATGCAATATGAAACTACTGTTGTGCATTTGCCACAAATAATTGGAATTGATGAAGTAATAACTATAACAATTATTAGGAATCCAAAAGAATGTATAACTTCAGATATTTTTAAGTGGCTATTAGTAGGTAAATTACCTGAAAATATTAACGAATTAGACATTATAATTAAATCAGAGTGTAAAAATTATTTATATTTTTTAGAAATGTCTAAATTAAAAAAATCTTATTTAATTAATTTTGATAAATTAATAAAAAATCCTAAAGAAGAAATTATTAAATTTTTAAATAAATACAATTTTTCATCAGAATTTAATTTAAATATTGATAATGTTTTAGATGTAATTAAACAGAAAAAATTTGCAGATGATAGACATGACCTATATACTGGACATTTTCCAAGAGGCGCAAATCAAGATCCAGAATATATAAAAATTTGGGAATATATAAAAAATAATGATATACTAAATGAAGCATATGCCATGTATGAAGAAATAATAAAGGAAATTTAATATGTTTATATATGATGACAAATTTTTAACTGAAGAAGAAATTTGTGAAGTAGATGAGATGTACTGGTCAACAGGAATCCCTTGGGCTTATTTAAATATTATTCATAATAATGGTTTAGATCATCCAGGAATTATAAATACTGGAGCAAAAGATATATCGTATTTTACATTTACAGTAAATGAAAATGAAGAAAGAAAAGAATCAATAATTGCAAAAAAAATTGTTAATATTTTTTGTAATAAGCATAATATTAGTTTTGATTCAATTTCTAGAATTAAATTCAATCTTACACCTTCAATAAAAAATGCAACAACGCTATTTCCTCATGTTGATGCATCAATACCACATTGGGTATTTTTGTACTATGTAAATGACAGTGATGGAGATACAGTTCTATATAAGCAAAGATTGACTGGATCACAAATAGATACCCCAGGAGAAATAATGGAAAGAATAACACCAAAAAGAGGTTCTGCTTTTCTTTTGGACGGAAGACACTTTCATGCAATAACTCCACCAGAAAACACAAGACTTCGTGGGGTAATTAATATAAATTTAAACATTAAAAATTGGATAGATTAAATTGTTGGAATTAACCCAAGGAATTGAATTATTTAATGATATTAATATATTTCCTAAAAATTATATTGATAATATAAAAGAACGTGATTGGGGTCTAGAAAGACCAAACAATGAAAATGGCAGAAATACAGATAGCATATTATTAAATAATTTTAATTTATTAAATTACTTAAAAGATTTTGAAAATAATTTAAATCCTTATTTAGATAAATATTTAAAAAAATATAACACAATATTTTTAACAAAAGAAGTTCCCATTCTTTTAAGATATGGATCAGGGCAAAAATTTAATAATCATATTGATGATCATCCAGAACTAAATAGACGTAGGATTTCATTAATATATTACATTAATGATGGGTATACTGGAGGAAATATTGAATTTCCTAGATTTGGAATTAATATAAAACCAAAGGCAGGAGATCTTTTAATATTCCCTTCAGCATACACATATAACCATATTGTCCATCCAGTTATAGATGGAACACGTTATTGTATTGTTCAGTGGTATTGCTAATTAACTGGAAACTTTTTCATCCATGCTTTTGTTCTTGAACTTATTCCATGCCATGAAGACCAATTTGTTCCACCACTGCTCATCCAATAGGCTACCTGAGCATTTAAAACGGGATTTAAAAGATCTGCATTATAGTTAAGACCAAACTTAGCCCTACGCTCTGGTCCCATATCTTTAAGCATATTAATTTGAAATAAACCAAAAGAAGCATCTCCTGTTTTAACATTTCCATTAAATCCCAGTGGGTTTCCATTAGTTTCTTTTTTGGCTATAGCCCAAGCCTCAACAAGATGGTTGCCTTTAAAACCAACAGCAGAAAGAAGATCTTTTAATTCTTTATCTGTCAGTTTTGCAGAATTTTGATATTTTACTAAAATATTTAAGTCTTTTTTTACTTGAACCAAACCTTTTGGCTTAGAAACCAAAAAAACCGCCTTAGCGGTTGTTGATGTAGCAGCCGTTTTAGTACTCAGGTTATTTTCAGTAGACAAAGCGTTAGCATTGACTGTTCCAACAACTCCTGTAAAACCAAGCACGAATGCGAGTACCCCTATTAGAAATTTTTGATCATTTTTCATAGTTTCCTCCTTAGAAAACAATAACACCCGTTTAGGTGTATAACTCTAGTATAACATCTAAAAAATGTTATGTCAAGTAAGTTTACGCATAAAGCAAAAAACTTTTTTATTTATTTTCAGCGTGGTATAATTAAAACACTATGGCTTCAGGCGCAACCTCCGTATATTTAATACCATATCCACTATCTACTGATCCAGTAAATGTGCATGGCGATATAAAAGCGTTGTCAGATAGACTTGAAATTGTTTTAGGTTTAAAGGTTGATAAAAATATTGCCAATATATTAACCAAAACAAATACTTATACAATTACTGGAACTGATGATGGAATTATTATCAATCAGGCAGGAACTGGAGTTCCATTAAGAATTACAAATACTGGAACTGGAAATTCATTTTTAGTTGAAGATTCAGCCAGTACTGATTCAACACCATTTGTTATTGATGCATCTGGTAATGTTGGAATTTTAAAGTCTGTTCCTACAGTAGCACTTGATGTTGCTGGCGCAGGAGCATTTACTGGTGCTTTAACTGCATCAACTTTTAATGCTTTATCTCTTACTTCAAATGCAACTGGATTTAGAGTTTCTGGTGGAACAACTGCAGTAGCAGTTACTTTTGCAGGTGGAGCAGCATATACGATTTCTGGAACTAATGGTGCTACATACACATTACCTTCAGCAACTGGAACCTTAGTTGCAAATCCATTAACAACACTTGGAGATATTCTTTATGGTGGAGCATCAGGTGCACCTACACGTCTTGCTGGCAACGCAACAAATGGCATTTATTTTCTTCGTGAGAATGTTACAGCATCTGCTTCCGTTGCTCCTGATTGGATTGGAAGTACAGGTTCTGCAAACGTAGTTCTTTCAACATCTCCAACAATTACAACTCCAGTAATTGATACAATTAATATTTCAGCATTAGGAACTTCAGGAGCATTGTGGAATACCACAATTACAACTGGTTCTATTTCTATGGGTGGTTCTTTAACAACTGGTGGAGTAAATATTGCAACAGGTTCAGCATTTAATGGTACCGTCGCAATTGCCACTGGAGCAGGCACAGTTAATAAAACTATCAATATTGGAACTGCATCAACTGCTGGAACCACAGCGATTGCTATTGGATCTTTATCTGGGGCTACAAGCACAATTTCTCTTAATGGAACAACTACCATTAATGGAGATTTAACTGTAAACGGCACTACAAATACTTTAAATACAAATACTCTTGTTGTTGATGATAAAAATATTGAATTAGGATCAGTTGCAGCAGGAACAATAAGCACAACTGGCACTATTGGAACGGTATCTGGAGCAGGTCCATTTACAGCAACAATTACTGCAATGACTTCAACTGCTGGATTAATTCCAGGACAAGTTATTACTGCTACAGCAGGAACTGGTAGTTTTGGTTCAGGAGTAATGAGCGTAGTTACTATTGCAAGTGCTACATCTATTACTGTTTCATCTACCCTTACTTTTACAGCAGGAAATGTTACAAATATACTTGGTCAGGCAGCAACAGATGCTACAGCAAATGGTGGTGGAATTACCCTCAAAGGAGCAACAGATAAAACTATTGTTTGGGATTCTACAAATGCAAACTGGACTTCATCAGAAAACTGGAATATTGCAAGTGCTAAAACTTTTAAAATAAATAATACTTCAGTTCTTTCTTCTACAGTTGTACTTGGACTTACACCTACAATCAATGCTACAGGTTTTAGATTATCTGGTGGAACAACTGCAAAGTATGTACAAATTAATAATGACATAGTTCTTGCAGGAACTGATGGATCAACATTAAATATTGGTGCAGGAGGAACATTAGGATCTGCTGCATTTACAGCATCTAGTGCTTATGAACCTGCTATTACTACCCTTGCAATTTCAAAGGGAGGAACAGGAACAGGAACAGCGCCCACACAGTATGGCGTAATTTATGCAACATCAACAACTGCTTATGCATCTACAGCAGCAGGAACAAATACTCAGGTGTTAATTGGTAATGCATCTGGTGCACCTACTTGGACAAACATTTCAGGTCTTTCTGTTTCATCTGCATCAACTGCAACTACTGCAACAAATCTTTCAGGCACAACTGTTTATTCAATTCCTTATCAATCAGCATCTGCAACAACTGGTTATGTTTCAATTGGAACTGCTGGACAAATGCTTGCAGTCAATGGAACTGCTAATGGATATGTTTGGACATCGCCATTTACAAATCCAATGACTACTCTTGGAGATATGGTTTCTGGTGGCGCATCTGGTGCTCCAGCAAGGATTGTAGGTCCAGCCACTAACGGAACTTATGGATTAACATCTGTAACAACAGCAAGTGCTGCAACGGCTCCTGTATGGACATTAGCAACAGGAACTGGATCTCCAGTTTATGCAACTTCACCAACAATTACAACACCACTTATTAATTCAATTTCTACAACTACAGGTGCAGCAGCAACTCCTTCACTTTGGTCAGATGTAACTACAGGAACAATTGCAATTGGTGCGGGAATAACAACAGGAACTGTTAATATTGCAACTGCTGGAACTGGTGC